AAGAGAATGAAAAGCAGATGCTCGAAGGTATGCGGGACTACTGGTACAACGGTGCTACCGAAGACGAACAAGTTCAGTTCAAGGCTGACGAAGCAGCTTTAGGTGAAGCACGTTCATTAGCCGATCAAGCTGCTGGTGAGTATGAACAAGGTGGTGGTGATACTTTCGTTGCTGAAGGTTTGCGTCAGCTCTCTGGCTGGAAGGCTTACGGCTATGCCAAAGCACTACTGCAACAAGCTGGTGTCAGCTATGGCACTCATTACACACAAAGAGGCCAAGAACTTGGTCTAAACGAAACGTCTGACCCACGGCAACGTGCTGCTATTGAACAGCAGATCCGCGAAGAATATATGCAGCCGTATGGGGAGTTAAATCCGATGCTGCTTCATGAGCATATGTTTCCGTCAATGCGGAAGTTCGAGCAAGGTGAACAACTTGCATACGCGAATCGTCAAGCACAGCTTTTTCAAAAGCAGCGGGAGACGGAGCGTAACCAATCCCTATATGCAACCTTTGCTAATGCCGACTCTGGTCAGACCGCTCAAAATGTATTGCAATGGGTAGAACAGTACAAATGTCAGTTTGGTGGGAACAGGGGACTAGCTTATGCATCAGCTACAGAAGTTATTCGCGAAGGATTGGGTAGAGGTCTTATCGATCCGAATTCTTTTCTAGAGGCATTAGATCAAGAAGTTACCTTGGCTGATGGCTCTGTCATCAAGCTTAGCAAGCACCGTTCTAATGACCTTGCTTTACTTGAGCAAACGGCGATGGCTGCTGCAACACAGAAAACCAATCGTCTGATTGAGTACAATGACAATGCAGATAAACTGCTTGTCCTTGATGCACGTGAAGCGTTCCTTAATAGTGATCGGTCTCAGAAATCATATGATGAAATCATTGGCGTTTTAAGGCTTACTGATTCAAAGCATTATGCCTTGTTATCAGGTGTCATGACTAATGAACAGTATGACGATCGGATGACCACTGCTGAGATTGATTTACGTCTTAACAGCGGTCAAATCGTTACTCAAGAACTAGTTGATCGAATCAATAGTTATGATACTCGTAATACATACAAGACTAAAGTAGTCCAGGACGATAAAACACATCCCCCTGCTGCTCTTCTTGAGCAAGCTGATACTGAAATTGAAGCTGCTGTTAAAGATGCGACTGGAGTCTTTGAGTACGACGGACTTCAAAATATATACGGTAAGCAGAATTCTCTTGCTTTTTATCGTCAACGTTATCTGGCACTAAGGCAGGATAACCCAGCAGCCATGGCTCATGACTTGGCGATGAAAGAAACACTTGAAGCAATACCTGCACAGTTTGACGTAAAAAAAGGCGGCTTCTTTCAGCGTCCTGCTTTGCTATATCAGGCAGATAATATGAAAATGTATCAGGATGTAAGAGGCCGTCTTGAGAATGGAACTGCCAATCTTGATACAAAGATAGAAGGTTTAGGCGATCAAGTAAAACAACTAAATGACTCAATACAATCTAAAAAAGGTATTACAACTTTCTGGCGTACTCTTGCCGATCAGCATGGGGTTGATGTTTATAACCTCATCAACACCAACCTTAGGGGATACGGCTTCGAGGAGTTTAATCGTCCCAAAACTATTGCAGAACTCGATGCTATGTCAGCCGAGAGTCGGCGTCTGCTTCAATTGCATAAAACCTCTTCTCGTGAGCTAAGAGCTGCTACAGGCAGTGCTGAAGCGAATTGGTTTTTAGATTCAATTGCTTCTGTAGAGTCCCGTTCTTACGGTGGCTACGAAGCATTTAATCGCGGTGGTACTAACGGCGGCAACACTTCCATCGGTAGTGGTAACAGTACCTCTGACTTAGATAAACCGATTACACAACATACAATCGGTGAGATCAAACAACTTCAACTGTTGGCTAAAAATGATCCTAGTGTCCTCCATGCTGTTGGACGTTATCAGTTCATTCAACCTACTTTCTTAGAAACAGCCAACTTGCTTGGTTTCGACGATAGCCAACCGTTTGATGAGAAAACACAGGACCTGTTTGCCTTGACTAGAGCAGCAGTTCGAGTGCAAGAAATGAATGGTGGTTCTATGGCTGGTCTCTCTGCGGAGTGGATTGGACTTAAAAACTTACCACCAGAACAACTTCAAAGAATGGTGGCGTTTGGTAGGAGCCTGCCACATTTCAGACAAGTACACACGTTGCTACCAGGGGTTGCTAAGGCAACACTGAAACCGAACTAAACTATGGATGAAATTACTACACCACCTGAGGAGAGTCTAAAGGATCGTTTAGACCGGAAAATCGAAGAGTATGAGGCACATAATCAATCAATTACTCAACCATCTCCTGAAGAGGAACAACCTCAACAAGAAGAAGACAAGGATGAGTTTAGTGACATTGGTGATTATGCTCGTGAGATTGGTAGTGCATTAGTTGGTGGCCTGCAACAAACAGGCTCCGATATTGTGACTCTTCCTGAGCGTGCTGTCGATATGGCACGTGGAGAAGATGTTGGAAGTGAAGACTACCGACCTGACATGGATATCTTCGGTGCATTTGAAAACCCTATCGAGACACGTACTTGGTGGGGTGGTGTCCTAAAGACACTTGTTAATTATGGATCTCTTGCTTTTGTACCCGTTCCAGGTGCTCGTGTAAGTAAAGTAGCTAGTGCTACAACTAAACTTGGATCGATTGGTCGTGGTGCACTTGTTGGTGCAAAGGTTGACTTAATTGCATCTGGTTCACAAGAGGCAAACGCATCGGGAGTAATTGCTGATCACTTTCCTCACCTCAGAACTGTCATTGCAACTCACGATACTGATCACCCTGCCATGAAGACGTTAAAGAACGTCGTGGAGGGTATGGGTATTGGTGCAGTTGTTGATGGCCTAGCTATAGCGATCAAAGGCGCTATGGGCAGTCGAGGTGTTGGAGAAGCTATTGAAGCTGCACGTAAACGGAATGTAAGTTTAGATGAGCAGACCACTGCTAAAGGTATTGATGAGGTAGCTGAATCACCTGGAGAGTTTAGAGGTTCAGCTAACAAGCCTGTTGCTGATCTTCCTCAAGGAGCACACACATCTAATGCTTCTGCTGGTGACGTAAATAAACAACTGTCACGTACTCGTAATGAGTTAGGTGCAGAAACTGGTTCTACTGACTCACTGACTCGACCTATCGAGTTGGACCGTATTGGTAAGGGCAACGTTGACTTGGCTCCTAAAGAGATCAAGCGGATCATGGAAGAGTTTGCCACTACTGACTATGTAGTCAAAGAGGTGGCTGAGGCTAAAAGGATGGGTATACCACTACATGATGTATGGGCTGACTCAACCGCTTCGATGAAAGAAATGTTTGAGGGTCGTCTAGGTACTGAACTGACAACACGTGAATGGGCTGATGACTTTTATAAGCAAGGAATCAGGCGCAAGGTTCAGCTTGAAGACGGCAGTTTTGAAGAGATCGAGATCATGGATCCAAACATGATTCCTGCTGCTGACCTACTCAAAGGTTCGTTGCTAAAAGAGATCCGCGATCTAGGTGTTGCTGGCCGTGAGCTACAAGACCTGTATGACCTAGGTGATACTGACGGACCTGCCAAAACATTGTTCGACAAGTTTACTTCACTAGTTGCAATCACTAAGCAGTCACGATACTTCACTGGTTATGATCTTCAGTCTGTCAGAGGTGTAGACGGTCTGCCTAAGAAAGCTGTTTTTCAACAACAGGTGAATGCGGATATTGGTAAGTCTATCGATGCTTTCCGTACTGCTTTCAAGATGGCGGGTGAATCCGGAGACAACGAGCTGTTCAAGGCGTACATGGAAGTAGCTTCAATGCTCGACGATGTCACTAACCTGAATGACCTGGACAACTTTTTCCGTAAGAAACTACGCGGAGGAATGCTGGACGGTAAAAAACAGACAGGTGAACTAATTAAAGAGCTTGAAGGTGTGATGATCCATAGCGTTCTGAGTGGTCCTAAGACACCTATCAGAGCAATCATGGGTACTGCCTCTGCTACTTTCTTACGTCCAATGGCTACTGCTCTTGGGGCAACTTTTAGTGGTGACGTGGTTACACGTAAATCATCACTTGCTGCTCTAAATGGAATGATGGGAATGCTTCCTGAAGCTTTCACGCTGTTCCGTAAGAAGCTTGATGGTTATTTCTCTGGTGATATTGCCACTATTCAATCTCGATATGTAGAACGAACAAAGTCTGATCAAAAGTGGAAACTTTACGGAGACTGGGCAGAGAAGCGCGGTAGTGATGCTGACAAGGCTGTGTTCCGTGCTGCCAACATGGCTCGCGCTATGAACGACAGCAACTTCTTGACATACTCAACAAAGATCATGGCTGCCACTGATGATGTGTTTGGTCATATCCTTGCTCGTGGCAAGATGCGTGAACGCGCTATGCGTGAAGCTCTTGATCTTGCAAGTAAAGGTGACATCACTGAGATCACTCCTGCAATTCTAAAGAAAGCAGAAGATAAGTTTGCTAAGCAGATCCTTGATGAGGATGGCAATATCATTGATGACGCTGTCAAGTATGCCAAGCGTGAATCGACTTTGACTAAAGACTTGGAGGGATTCTCTAAAGGTCTGGAGACACTGTTCAACTCGAACCCCTGGGCTAAGCCTTTCTTCTTGTTTGCACGTACTGGTGTTAATGGTCTTGAACTGACTGCAAAGTACACACCAGTATTTAACTTCTTAGTTAAAGAGTTTAATGATGTTGCATTTGCTAGTGTCAAAGATGTAGAAGCCGGAAACCTAACTAAGTACGGTATCAGTACTTTTGAAGAACTACAAAACGCCAAGGCTCTACAAAACGGACGTCTTGCTATTGGCTCTGCTGTTGTGTCAATGGCATCCATGATGTGGATGTCGGGCAACATGACCGGCGATGGACCGACTGACAGACAAATGCGTCAGTCTTGGGTTGATGCTGGCTGGAAGGCCCGTAGGTTCACACTTGGTGGTGTGGAAGTTGGTTATGAAGCGTTTGAACCATTTAATCAAATCATGTCAACCATCGCCAATGTGGGTGATCACAGCCTGTTAATGGGTGATGAGTGGACTGAAAATCAACTATTGAAGATTGCAATGGTTGTTGGACAAAGTGCTGCAAGTAAAAGTTATTTGACTGGTCTTCAGCAATTTGTTGATTTATTTTCTCCTAACCAAAAAGGACAACACAATCGAATTATTGCGAGCTTGATGAATAATACTATTCCTTTATCTTCCTTGCGAAATGAGATCGGCAAGTTGTTCACACCATACATGCGTGAGTTGGATTCTGGAATTATTGACTCTATCCGCAACCGTAACCTGATTACTGAGCAGATAGCTGGTGAAGCACTACCTATCAAGTACGACATGTTGAATGGTCGTCCTATTAAGGAGCACAACTTTTTTACACGTGCTTTCAACATGTTCTCTCCTATCCAGTTCAACCTGGATCAGGGACCTGGTCGCAAGCTACTGTTCCGAAGTGGTTATGACACACGTCTGTCTGTGTATTACGCACCAGACAATACTGATCTTTCCAAGCTACCTGGTGTTAGATCTAAGTTTATGAAAGCTATTGGCGATCAGAACTTAGAAGCTCAACTAAATAAACTTGCTTCTGAACCACGTATCCAAGCAAGTATCCGCAAGATGGAAAGAGATCGTGTTTCTGGTAACCGTGATTATGAGCCGATGAAGGCTTATTACCACACGAAGGTTATTGGAGCATTATTTAATAAAGCCCGAAAACGTGCATGGGGAATCATTCGCAATGAAGCTGACGTCCGTGCAGCGATTGTTGAATCCCGTAGAGAACGTATTGAAAATCGACAAAGTCAACGACAAACAACCTACGGACAACTTGAACCCGTTCTTAGAATGAACAAGTAATGGCAACAGCACTAACAACTGAACATTCTTATACAGGTAATAGCTCCACCACTAATTATTCTGTTACATTTACATATTTAAAAGAAGCGGATGTCAAGGTAACACTTGATCATGTTGCTACAACTGCATACACGTTTGCTAACGCTTCAACTATCTCATTTACAACTGCTCCTGCTAATGGAGTAGCCATACGTATCTTCCGTGATACTGATGTAGATGCAGCCCGATTTGTCTTCTCTTCAGGTTCTGCCTTAAAAGCTAATGAACTGAACGAAAACCTAGAGCAACTCTTACTAGCTGACCAGGAGCTAATCAGCGAAACTGGTCTGGCTAACGAAGCTGTATCTACGGCAAAGCTACGTGACGCGTCTGTCACTACAGCAAAGTTTGCCAACCTAGCTATTACAGCTAGTCAGATTGCAACAGACGCAGTAACTACTGACAAGATTAATGACGCAGCAGTAACTACTGCAAAGCTGGCAAACAACTCTGTTACCTCAGCCAAGATTGCTGACGGTGGTATTGCTACTGCTGACCTTGCAGATGACGCTGTTACCAGTGCCAAGATCGAAGACAATGCAGTCATCGAATCTAAGATTACTAATGGTGCTGTAACAACCAACAAGATTGCTGACAACAATGTCACGACTGCAAAGATACTTGACGCGAATGTCACCACTGCAAAGATTGCCGATGCGAATGTCACCACCGCCAAGGTGGCTGACTCTGCGGTAACTACGGCCAAGATTGCAGGTGATGCAGTCACCAGCGCAAAGCTTGCTGATTCTGCTGTGACCTCGGCCAAGATTGCTGATGGCACGATCAGCAGTGCTGACATCGGTGATGGTCAGGTGGCTACGGCCAAGCTGGCTACTGGTTCAGTAATCGAAGCCAAGATTGCTAACGATGCAGTCACGAACTCGAAAATTGCTGCTGGAGCTGTAACTCAGCTTGAACTGGCTTTGAGTGCTGTCACTACAGATAAGATCGCTGACGATGCGGTTACCTCAGCAAAAATTGCTGATGATGCTGTTGTTACTGCTGCTATTGCTGATAATGCCATCACCTCTGCACAGATCGCTGTCAACGCTGTTGGGGCTACTGAGTTAGCTAATAATGCAGTCGATGGTCCTGCTATTGCTAACAATGCTGTTGGTTCTGACAAGATTGTTGACGGCAACATTACTACGGCCAAGCTGGCTACTGGTTCTGTAACCTCCGGTAAGATTGCCAATCTTGGTGTTACTACTGGAAAGATTGCTAATAACGCTGTAACCGTTGACAAAATCAACGATGGTGAAATTACAGTCGCTAAGATGGATGGTGCTGCTGTTGTTATTAACAGCGAGCAAGCTGCAAGTACTCCTAACGACACGTCGTTCTTTACGACCTCTGCAAGTGACGGTCGCTACTTCCGACAGGACAGCACTGAGACTATTAGCTCTGGTGTGGCCTGGTCTGGAAGCGATACGAAAATTGCAACTACTGGAGCCATTGATGCACGTATTGTTGACCTTGTGGAAGAGGTTGGTGGATTCGTTCCTATTGCTAACGAGACCAGTTTTCCGGCTCTTAACCCTGATGTTAATAACGGTGCAGGTACTATCGTCAGCGTTTCGGCTATTGGTACATCTCGTACTCCTAGCTCGGGATCAGTCACGATTGCCAACGGAGCAGGATCAGGAAACACAGTAACTATTACTGGTGTTGGTTCTCAGGTGCTTACCGCTGGTTTTGGCATGTTGGTCGAAACAACCGGAACACTACATACATATGCGTTCCATCGTCTGTCGGCTCCTGCCACCAACGTAAACACAGTCGCGACAAACATCACCTCGGTTAATACTGCTGCGGTAAACATCAATAGTGTTGCTAACTTTGCTGATGTCTATCAGGTAAGTGCACAAGACCCCACAACTCGTGGAACTGGCGGAAACGTTGTAGAGGGTGACCTGTATTACAACACTGCTCAGAACGTCATGAAGGCGTTCAACGGTAGTTCGTTTGACAAGATCACTCCTGACGGGTCACAGCTAAATGACATCGCCATTGTTGCTAATGACATGTCTACTGTCAGTGACTTAGGTTCTGTGGGTGACGCCCTGGTGGCTGGTCAAACTGGTGGTGCTTTGGCAACCTGTGCATCCAATATATCTGACATTCAAGCTGTCGAAAACTCTATTGCCAACGTCAACACTGTTGCCGGTAATACTGCGAATGTAAATACCGTTGCTGGTATCTCTGCAAACGTGACGACTGTTGCTGGTGTTGCAGCTAATGTGACTACCGTTGCTAGTAATAACTCCAACGTAACTGCTGTAGCAGGTAACGCTACTAACATCAATGCTGTTGCTGGTAATAACGCTAACGTAACTAAGGTTGCTGTTATTGATAGTGATGTCACTGATGTTGCTGCTATCGACAGTAATGTAACTACGGTTGCCGGTATAGCCAGCAATGTTACTACTGTTGCTGGCGTATCTGCAAATGTCACTACTGTTGCTGGTATTTCTGGCAACGTGACTGCTGTTGCTAACAGTAATGCCAACGTTACTACTGTTGCTGGGTCTATCAGCAACGTCAACACGGTTGCGACCGGTATAGCAAACGTAAATCGTTATGCAAATGAATATGTCATTCAAGCCGGTATTCCTAGCAGCCCGTCTGCTGGCGACCTCTGGTACAACACCAGTGGAAACACGCTGAACTACTACAGCGGTTCAGCCTTTGTGGGTATTGCTCCAGGTATTTCTTCTGTCTCTAATGACAGCAGCCCTATCCTTGGCGGTAATTTAAACGCAAGTAACAGGAACATCACTAACGGTGGCACATTTACTGCTGCAAGTTTTGTTGGTGCACTTACTGGTAATTCAACTGGTCTTAGCGGTACTCCGAATATCACTGTCGGAACTGTTGACGGTTCAAATCTTTCTATCGACTTTGGCACTCTCTAATAATGGCAAAACTACTTAAACTTCGACGCGGAACCACCTCTCAGCACAGCTCATTTACGGGTGCCGAAGGTGAACTGACAGTCGATACAAATAAAGACACAGCCGTCGTGCATGACGGATCTACAGCGGGCGGTCGTCCGCTTCTAAGAGAAGACCTCGACAACATGCCTGCCTCCGGTGTGAGTGCAGGTACTTATGGTTCTAGCTCTGCTATTCCTGCACTTACGGTTGACGTAAAGGGTCGGGTTACTGGAGC